AAGCACAAATCTATTTTCGATTCCTTGCCTATCTACATCGTCTAATTCTGAGAGTTTACTTGCCACGCCTGATCCACCTCCTGAAAATGTACCACCTTTTTGCACTTTGAAAGCACTACTTGATTCCCCCAACTTTACAGAAAAGGATGATGTATTTCCAAGTGAAACTTTGAATCCCATTAGGTTATAGTTGGATTGACTAATGCCTGTCCAGTAACAACTTTTTCTTTCTTACCAGTGACATCATTAGTTACTATTACATCATAATTATATCTACCAGCAGTTATAATACCACTTTGAACATCTGTCAAAGATATAGTGATCTCACCGTCAGATGGTACCGATCCAAAAGTAATACCAAAACCAATACTACCTGCAGAAGTATGGTGCTTACGCATCTTTGCAGATAAGGATCTATTAGTCAGATTCAACGCTGACCCATCTGTTTGGGTTATATCGAACTGTGTTTCAAAGTCCGTTCCCTGCTCGATTTCAATATTGACGACAGGAACTGCCATATGTACCTACTTGTATCAGAGTTATTTATCACGTATCATGTTTTTCAACTCCTCAATCTCTTGACGAAGAGTATCTATCTCGTTTTGTTGCCTATTTCTTACCTCTTTTTCATTCATATATCTTTCATAAGCAGAGGAGTCAGTGTTTACTATCGCTCTCGTTCTCACATCCCTCTTCAGATTTGGGTGATTCTCCACCTTTATCTTTTTTGATGATCGGATATGTTTCATCAAGAGTGCCCTCCAATACTTCTGCTGCTAATGACCATGCGTTAATCATTTTTTTGGATAAAGTGATTCAATTTTTTTCTTACGAAGTTCCTCTTTTTTACGTCTTGCTTCTACCTTCTCATCCCACCATTTTACTGGCCAACGTTGAAGACGTAAAGCATATAAGTATATCTTCCTTTTAGGTAGACGGAACTTCATACTTATATTATGCCACAGCTATGGCACGGAAGTCAAGTACTTCAGGTGATTCTGCCTGATTGCTAGATGAGAATACAATTTTGATTTGGAATCCGTTGAACTGAGGTAAATCATCTACTGTGAATTCAAACTCATTGAATTGTCCTTCAAGACTTGCAGAAGTCTTTTTGTCTGGTTTACCACTATTGTTCTTAGAGTTGATTACAAATCCAGATGCATCTAAGTTATCAAAACCAGGCATCAATTCAAATACCTTATCAGTTTCACCACCACCATCTACTCTTTGTAATCTATACAAGACTCTTACATCAGATGATCCAGTAACATTTGCAGCAAATAAAACTTTGATGCTAGTTGCAGGGTTTTCAAGTTTGACCAATTTGGTAATGTATGCCTGATCATGTGGATCATCAAGTGTGTTAGATCTCCTATCAGTAATGTAATTAGTAACTGGTTTGTTGATTCTTGATGACTTAGTATTTAATGAACTGTTGAATACGTTGACAACAGGTGATACGTTCTTATCAGATGTGCTTATACTTAGATCAAGTGTAAGTGATTTACCACCTGGCAATGCTTGTAATGTTGATACATTCTGTTCATTTACACGAGACGCAACCATTCTTGGTTCTTTGAATTTTGTTGGGTTTGTGAGAGATATAGACTCATAACCCTTATCAACGAATGATGACTCATTTCCACCAATACTGGTAGCAGAAGTGGTTCTCAATTTTGCTTCAATCTTAGTGTTCTCAGGAGAACTAAAGTTTATCGCAGGTTCTATAGATTCAAATTGTATATTTGATGTTGCTTTACCAGCGTCACCACCACCATGCTTGTCTTTATTGAAGAATGTAGATCCTGTTAGTTCTAAATGATATTCATCAAGAGTAATCTTATCTTGAATATTATTTGTAACATCTGCAAAGTTATGAGTGGTATTGATCTTTCTTAGAGATACACCAGATAACTCATATTTTTGTATAGGATCACCTACAACATATGTTCTTGTAAATGTATTGTCAACACCTCTTGAAATGACACCACTAAGAACATTTGTTCCAACAGATGTGTAACTTATAATCTCCTCTCCTAGTAGAGCAAAACCAGGATTGCTTGCTGTAACTTGTGCACCCTCAAAGAAGTTGAATCCTGTGCTACTACCAACACTGATTACACTTGTAGCACTTACAGCATATCCTACTGTAAGAGTTGTTGGTACGGTGTCACCAGTAACTCCTGATAATGTGACTCTGTTAGTAGAAGAGTGTAAATTGTGATTTGGATGTGTAACTTTGAAATGCTTACCATCAAATTTGCCACTGTTCACAGTTACTGCAGATGGTATGATGCTTGTAATTGTAACACCATAACCAAGTGATGAGTCGTGAACCTGTATAAGGTCAGTTGTATTGAAGTCGGTGCCTGATACATTTGTAAGTTCTAATGCATTGACACCTGTTGTCAAACCAACAGTTACAACTAAATTCTGTCCTAATCCTTTTGATCCTATTGCACCAGTCAATGTGTCACCAACTCTATATCCAGATCCAGTATTGTTGACAGTGATTGCTGTGATTGATCCAGCAGATACTGTAGCAATACCAGTTGCACCAGTACCACTTCCTGTCAATGATGTGAAGGTAATCGCTTGACCTGTGCCATCTTCGTAATTTGAACCAGAATTAGTAATGATAAGTGAAGTTCCAGATGCTCCACCACCAATGTGTGATAGGAGATCAGAGACAAAACCAGTTGAAGTTGTATTGTTCTGTTTGATTTGTGATCCTACATGAACAATTGCACCCGATCCACCCACGATAGATGAATTCAATCCAACAGTAACTCTCTTGGAGAATGTCTCAATTGGATTTGATGGTAGTTTATTTCTTTCACCATTTGAACCTAACTCAGGATTGTACATCCTTATTGTTCCAGTCTCTGTGGTAAATTCTGCTTTGTATGCTTTATACTTGAGATCTTCTAACTGTGATGGAGTCCATGTGGATCCATTCTGACCCTTGAATAATGATCCTTGTGTTGGTTGTTTTGATACGATAACTTTACCCAACTCAGGAGAGTTAGCAGTAGAAATATCCTCTTCACCTATTTGACATATCCATGCCTGATAGTCAGCGTCAGCAGATCCTATAACAAATGCATACTCACCTTGTACAAGATATACAGGATTTGCAAATTTGAAATTAGTGGCTAATGTACCATCTGCAGAAATGTTGACCTGATCGGGATTGAGTATGACTCTTGCATTCTTAATTACTTTATTTGTTGGGTATCCATTTTCCACAGATACAATCCTTACATCAACTGGAAGTGAATCAGACTTTGTAAGGAAATAGAAGTCAACTGATGTCAAGAAGATACCTGAATCTTCCTCAACAAAGAAACTCTGTGCTAAAGGATCATCATCATGATCTCTTGCAGGTTCTATAATAATTCTTTCAGTTGTTCTCTCTATTATCTCTGTGTGGTGGATAATAACAGGAGGTGGTATTACAGGAGGAGCAGGCTCTGTCCTTGTAAGTGTGGTCTCTGTAATCTCAAATCCTTCTGAAAAGTGATTTGCACCTGCAGATGTAAAGTTTTGTCCTGTTACAACATCTTGTGGTCTTACGCTAGTCAATGATGCTGTATTTGTACCATTCTGGAATGTGCCAGCAGGGATGTAATAGCAACCTAAAACTGCACCGAATTCATCTGTTATGAGTCTGATGTTACTCACTTCTGCCTCCGCACCACTTGTCTCACCAACAAGTTTCATTCCCTTCAATACAAATCCATAAAAATTACCATCAGATTTTTGATTCAAACCTTCAATATCTACGTTGATTATTGTAGAAGTTTCGGTATATGATGAAGATATTCCTAAATTTGGACTATATGGGTTTGATGAATATGTGAATGATGGATTATTGAATGCACCAGCCTTATGATTAGGTTGGCATACACGGAATCTAATATCAGCACTCTGACTATTATTTTGTGTAGATACCGCTAATCCACGAACTGTCTCACCAATTTGGAAAGCACCTTGTATTGGTGTAACTTCAAGAAGTTTAGGTATGGTACGAATATTATTTTCAATCATATCGTCACCAGACCAATAGGTATACAGATTGGTATTTGGTTTTAGTCTTGATGCTACGAAAGCAACGTTTTGTGCTCTCATCAATGGCACTGGTTCTGTTTCAGATATCAAATCATTATGGAAACCAATACCACCATCCTGAGTAACGAATCTTCTATCAACAAAAATATCAGAGTCAGGATTGAGGGTCATTACACCACCCCAATCTCTAAATGCATATGGGTTTACACTCTCAACTCTTGTAGCGAATGGTTGTTCTCTATCTACTACTTCAGTGTAATCAAGAGTAACAAGGTCACCAGTCTTTTTGATATTAGGTGAACCTAAGTCTGTAGCAAAACGAGGATCGACTGTGGGATCTGCAGCACCATTAGTTCCTACCACAGAATTAGATCCTAAAAGAAGATCTATACTATCATGTGACTTTCTTGATGTTAATTTACCATCTTTGATATCGTATTTGAGTGAGTCTAGTGTTTTATCAGCAACATTGAAGTCATTGAAAGGATCTACAATAAAACCATTCTTGAATCTATCGAGTCCTGTATCAGGATCTTTGATGACAAGACTATCTGTTTTTGACTCAAGTAATGATAGAGTTGTTGTCTCCTCCAAGTTTTCTATTCTATTCTCTAATCTTCCAATATCCTTCATCGTGTAACGCTTATTAGCACGGAAGGTAATCTTTGTATCTGACTTGGCATCATAAACGTATGGTTTATAATCTATTCTTGCCAGTTCAAACGATTCTGAGATAGGATCTGGTTCTACTGGGTTCTCAGCAGGTACACCTTGTTTGATAGTGAATGTTCTATCTTTATTGACGTACAATCTGTCTATTCTACCGAGATAAAAATTATAATCAAAAGTTATATTCTCGTCTGATACTAATACAGAAGCAGATTGACCTGCACCACTAAAATCTCTAGAATCAAATTCAAATGGAGATCTTGAACCTGAGTACGCAGCAACTCTTGGTCTTACATCTATAGTATCAACGTTTCTTATACCATCAAAAGAAGGTGTAATGTCATAAAACTCCTGTGTATAACTACTTGCTGTAATCATATCACCTGAATCCTCAGAATTTATTACATAATGATCAAAATAAATTTTGAGTTGACCTTGTGGTTCTGGGAAGTTTGTTTTTCTTACTAATCTAGCAAAGTCATAATATTCAGCTCGTTGACCCGAATCCAAAACGTAATTGTTTCTAATGTTAGGATCACCAGAAGTAGAAGAAGACAGATTTGCAGTAACACCACTCTCGGTAAACGTAACCTCTTCAGAATCTTGGAACTTGTTGCCATTTGTGAAAATTACCTCAACTTTATTGGAGGCACTTCTAGCAAGAACAAGTGCAGAAGCACCAGAACTCTTACCCACACCAACTTCACCAATGATGATATCAGTGTTATCTCCTGTAGGTCCGTTGAAAGATGCAAGAGTGAGTGTGGGAACTGTAGGAGCACCTGTGCCTGAAGATTCAAATACAGCGTTCACTCTTATAACATCAGGAACATTTAGAGATATCTCTCTATCCTGAACTCTCAAACCATATACAGAACTAGGTGTCAATCCATCAGCGATAGATGTGCTTACACCAGAATATGATCTACTTGATCCTACAATAAGAGATGTAGCACCTCTTGTAAGAGACTTTTGTTTTGACTTAACTTTACTCTTCTGATGTGTGCTATGCACAACAACATTGGATTGTGAATTCAATAATCCTGATATTGTGACTCCTTTTCCACCACCTGTCAATACAACCTGATCCGATGTCAGTGCCTGTACAGCACCATTTGAATATACTACATTATATCTTTCTTCATCAAATCCAGCATATACAAAATCTGTGCCACTCAAAGATGGTAGAGTCATCTGACCTGATCCATTTGTGCTTTGAGAAGTATCTTCTTTTCTAATAAACAGAGTGGAATCTGTAAGATCTACAGACTCAATATTATTGTTTGGTAATTCTGCATACAAGAACCCACTATTAGAGTCTTTGATCTTCGCTGAAACTATTTGTAGTCCACTTACAGTAACATTAGAAGAAGGCAGTGCCTTATCGCATATACCTGTTATAGTATGTGGTGCAGCAACAACAGTTATATTATTACCACTAGGACTTACAGCACTTACAACGTTGAATGTGATATCTGTTTTTCCAGCAATTTTATATGCAATCACATCTCCGACTTTGAAGTTTTTCACCCATCCAGTTGTACCACTTGTTACAGCACCACCAGTGGTTATGGTAAATGATCTACCTGCAAAATTCTTTTTAGGTTCTAATACAACGTCAGCAGCAAATGTTCTACTTGCAGCAGTTGATCTTACTGATTTTACATCAGATATATCAAACTCAGTAACTGAACTTATAACCCTTCCATCTTGTACATCATTGATAATAATCGCTTCATCTGCAATAAATTGACCTGATACCTGATTCAATGTGACAGTTGTAGAACTTGACACAGCAGATCTCAAGAAACCTCTTGCACCACTACTTGCTCCCTCTATAACAGCAGGTAGAGCGATTGAATGTGCTTGATTGAGAGTAAGTTGTGTGTCTGTCTGAACGTCATATAGGTATATTTCATATACAGATGTATCACCTGTGTATCCAGCGTTCTGAAGTTTATAATCGTATACTCTCGCTCTTCCTATACTATTACCTGCAGCATTTGATTTAGTTGATCCTAATCTAGCACTACGAAGATCAACAAAATCTGATGTAGCAGCATTGAGTTTGATTTGTGCAGCATTTAGTACATTATTCAATCTTAGTTTGTTACCAGATTGAAATGGTATTGCTGAATTCTCTACCTTCTTAGTGGTTCTTGGTTTTGCAACATCTAAAAATGCATGACCAGATGTCTGTACCTCAAACCCCCTTACATACGCTTTACCAGGACCTACCCTGATGTTCATTAGATCTTTGCTAGGTGTATTTCCTTCTTCTGTTTTCTGATTTGTATAGAATGTTCCAAGATAATCAAATCTGTTATTCAAACTCTCTTTTGCTTCAAGATCAAACTTATCTACAAAATAATTACCACTCTCGTCAAATGTCCTTCTTGCAAATTCATCAGCAATATGATTATATACAGTTCTATCTACAATTTTCTTTTCTACACCTGCATCTGTCCTGAATAATTCAATGAAGTTTTCATCTTGAAAATCAGTTAGACCTTTCTTAGTAAGTGATAAACTAATCTTGAGCCTATCAGCACCTGGAGCAGTAAAATTGGAGAATCCAGCAGCATTATCGTATAGACTGTTATCATCAACAGCAGTGACAACATCCTCTTTGACAAAGAAACCCACTCTGTACGAGGGAGAGTTGGAATACTGATCGAGAATAAGTGTTTCATTGGAAACCTCCACAAATGCACCACGAGCAAAATAGATCCCTCTATTCATAGTGAATGAACTAGCAGTACCAGTTGCATTTGAAAGGATACATGTTGCAAAATCACTACCATTTGTAATTGTGGTAGATCCATATGTAAAGTCAGTAAGAGTAACTAAGTTCTCTCCATCTATAAAATATTGATTGAGTAAATCATCAGATGTACTCTCAAACTTGACATATAATGTTGTATTGTTTGTTGTTGATTGTGTTGAAGATAATACCTGAAGAACTTTTGCCTTGATGCCAGAGAGTTTTCCTTTTATTCTAAGACCAATAAGTTTATCGTAATATGACTCTACAGGAACACCAAAAAATGTAGACTCAATTTTGACAAACGTATATGCTGGATCGTAATTGAATTTGCCAGGAATCACCATGGATCCCTCTTTGAATATATGCTTACCAAACTTTTCAATCTGTCCTTGTAGGATAGATTGTAGTGTGGTTAGTTCTCTTGCTTGAACTGGTGTGCCAGGTTTGAATAAGACTCTGTTAAAATTCTTTGTTGAATCAAAGTCATCAAAATATGGACTGACGTTTAGGTTGGTGTTCTGTGGCATCTTTAGAATTCTAAGACGATTTTAATATCTTCACGTTGGTTGGTTGCCCTTGTAACTTCTGGTCTATTGTCAATATAAACAATGTCTCCAGAATATTTTTTGATCTCAGGGTTGGCAAGACCAGTTGTATATGATTGACCAAAGTAATATTTTTTGTTATTCACATCTGTTGATACACCTGTAAAGGTTGTGTCAATAGATAAGGTCTCTGTACCAGTTGTTGTCTCTACAACAATATTAGTGTTACCACCTGTGCCTGGTGAGGCCGTGAACCTATTTAGACTGTAACCGAAGCGAGGAACTGAGTTTCCAGCACCTATGGTAGCAAGAGATCTATCTTGCCAATACTGTAAACTCTTGGTCACTGGATCGTATCCTACAATCTTTCCAATAGCAGTTGAACCAGTAGCGATTGTTTGTGTAATTTCACCGTCAACTTTGACAGATATAGTTGTAGTCGCAGCACCTGTCAATCTAAGTCCATATAGACCTGAAGCAGAAGGTGTGTCAAGTATATTTGTACTATTGAATACTTGTGGATTTTTTACTATTCCAATACGAGCAAATTGGTTACCAGTTGGAAAGTCTGGGTTTGTTATATCACTATTCTCTATTCTTGAATAAATCAAAACTTTGTTTGATCCCAATTCTCTGTAAACATCAGCACCATGTCCACCTGCAGGGGGTATGATAACTGAGAATGATGCACCTGCACCAGTTACAACAGAGTCTAAGTCTAAAGTAGCAAAAGAGTATCCACTTCCACCATTAGTCACCTGAACGGAGGAGGGTTTACCATCAAT